TAAATCATGATGAAGCTTCAGTGGGCAATTCCCACAACGCGGAGACGGACGGCGAGAAGTGGTTGTACAGCAGTGAGAGCGGCGGGGAAGTGGAGACGCGCATTGTAGTTGAGACGAGGCGGCTGTTGATAGAAGTTAGCGGGCTTGAAGACCGCGGTGATGAAGGGCAAGTCCATGTTAACCTCCCAAGTGGCGGGCGCCGGGAAACCTGTGGCGCTCATGAGCGGAACGAGGTCCACATAAGTATTTCCCTCGAGCAGCTCAATGGCAGTACGATCAGCAGGGCCAGTCTCTCTGCCTTGAGACACGCCAACGGCAATGTCGAAGATATGACCTGCAGCACCTCGCATCGGCACAAACTTGAGTTCAAGCTTGATAAACTCAGCGTCTGAGAAACGCTGGGTGATGCCGGTAACAATGCCAGTGGTGGACGGCACGATACTACCGTGAATGCTGCGGGTACCAACTGTTGCGTTGGGACCAGCTTGAGTCCAATCGTCGGAATTGTAGTAAGTGATGACGGTCCACTCACGTGAAAACTGACCGGCGTCATGACCTCGACCGATCGCGCTGATGCCACGCGGGATGGATGTGAAGGCGCCGGTATTCTGGACCAGCTGGGTAACCGCAGCGGTGGTGGCACCGACAGCACCGGTAGAGGCGGGCACTTGGTTCTGATTGTTGGACATTTTCGAGAGAGAGATTGAAACAAAGCCATACTTAAAAGCGCAAAGAGGAGAAAGTCCGCATAAATACCCTAACGAAGCGGGAACACAGGAATTGAAACAATCAGACTGAGAAATGAGAATCGAGAGCGATGAGAATGGGGAAATTAGGAGTCATAAGAGCGCTTTGACAATCGGAGGCACATCCAGACCGAAACGGATGCATAGGGCGCGCAAGAGATGATGATTACGACGGAGTAGTCGTTTTTCTGGTCTGGTGAGTAACCAGATTTGGGCCAACATGGCGGAGCAAGTTGCTCTAAGAGCCGCAATAGAGACCTCGGTGAAGGTGACGTGGGAAAAAAGAATGATTGCAAGCGTAGGGCAAAGACGATGACCTAGTTCCACCAAAAAACCAAGGCAGAGCAAATCAATTTCGGTGAGATGTTTCACCATAAGGTCACCAAGGCAGTAAGCAGTATGCAATTCTGAAAGATAACTGGGCAACACGGCCATAAGATCACCTTTCGCCACATGAAATACTGTTTTTAAATACATCAGGGTGGGGTTGCGGATGAGACCATCTGAGGTGACCAAATAGCCGCAGAAATCCACAGAGGGAGCCACAAACGTCTTCGAAATGACAGCAATGTGACGTTTCTGAAGTTCCCACTGAGGTCGCTCAACGCAGGCCTGATTGATAGCAGAATCGTCACCGCCGAAGAGTGCCATGCAACTCAATTTGCCATACTTGAGTGAACTCACGGCTATCGAAAAGAGGGTGTTGAAGTCAAAAGTGCCGGGCTCGCCTGTGTCTCGACTGACATCCTTCGGACCGATGAGGTTACTCCGGATGGACACTTTCCATTGCTCGTAGGAATCAACCAAAGCGTCAGGTAAGCCAGCAAGGCGCATGACGTGGCACTC